TACTTCGTGTTTTAATGCAGTCGCCGCTCCGTTCGGAGCAATAGGATTCCCAGAGCCATCTACTCCGCCGTCCCCAAAGGCTATTCTTGTAATAGGCGGAATAGGCGTAGTGATTACGCCGCTTGTCGCTTTGCAAAAAAGTTGCCGCCTGTAAAGGGTTATTACACTGTTATCTGTTGACATTTTACAATTCCTCCTCAATATAGAATGAGTTAAATTTCCGTGTACCGTCAAATTTGTATGTGCCATTAAAAAACCAGCGATTGTCCATCGTGATTTTTCCGGTTAATGAATTTCTATTTTTAACGATTCCCGCCGAAAAATCAAACTGCCAAAACTTCAATTTTCCTAAGATATTTGTTATTCCGAACTGAACATCGAAATCAATAAAATTGAACCGATTTTCATTTATGAAGGAAATCCGGTCAATCGGGACAACTATAATCATACTTACCCCTGCGGCTTTTATCTTAGGCGCTATCGCCAAAATGCTGAAATCTATGAGTTCTGCATCCGGGTCTTGCGCCGGAGCTGAATAAAACATAGTAGCGGGATATGCTGGATTTTCCGAATAATACAAAGGCGTTTTGTCCCAAAACATCTTTAACGCACGATATACGTCGGTGTTAGTGCAATTTGTAGCGTTGAGGTTTTTCTTCCAAGCGAGATACAGCCTGTATGTTTCATCGTCCATAGGAACGCCCTGCTCTGCCAATTTTGAAACAACAAGAGCGTCCGCGCGAGACATAACTACGATATTTCCTATTCCGTCAAGCTGGACTCCCTCGGATGTTTGCAACCATCGCAGTGCATAAAGCTGATAAAGAAACTCGTAAAATTCCAAAAGCTGTCGTGATAACGCTTCTTGAAATACCTCTATATTGGGTTTGCCCTTAAACTGCTCCAGCAGGTCATCCCGGAGCTTTTGGAAATAATCCATCGTATTATCCATCGAGAACCACCTCTATTCTGGTATCATCCGTTACGGCTCTTTGCCTTGGAGTGATTGGGATTATTCCACTCTCAAAAGTTACAGGTTGTTTGTTTGGGTCCTCAGAGTAAAACGTCAAGGTAGTTATATTAGCTATGCCGGGAACTGTCGCGTAAATCTTACCTTCAATGAGCCGCTGCGGGACAATTACCTTCCCCGGTATCACGTTTTCCATTTCATTAACAATGATGACCTTAATCGCTTCAACGTAGTTAGGAGGAAGCGGCTCCAAAGGATTCATAGTTATCGCTATTTTAAACCACACATACACATATTCGGGACGGTTGAACCTTATTATTACAGACTCTCCTTCGTTTCCCGGAACAATTACCTCCGTGCTTCCGAACGTCTGAATCCCATCTGTCTTTTTGTCCCATATTTGAAGCGCAATATCATATTCGTTTCCGCCGTCAACAACCATTTCAACACAATGGGGCCATCGACCTTCACTGTCCACAACATTACTGTCGTTTTGATAGCCGGCAACGCTTTTTACCCCCTGTACATTTAATAAAATTGCGCTTTTTATACTTTCAATCATCCTGTTAGAACGGGCAAAAATCTTATCAATATAAGACTGCCGGAGACCAACATCATCCTGTCTAAGTCTTCCGGCAATGAAAGGCAATTTGTTAATAACACTTATCATACCTGTGACAGCAGTAACAATTTGTGTAATAGTTCCGTCGGGTAACGCGATTTCTCCCATAACCTCGCTTGCATAGTTTACAAGACCCGTAATGCTAACAGTCGTTAAATTGCCGCTCAATACAAGTTGATTTAGCTTTTGAATGTTAACACAAACGATATTAAGAACATTATCTGCAACGGAAACATTGAATTCGTCATCTGTGATAGCTGTCGCAAGACCTACGAGAATATTCTCTTCCGTCGTTCCGGCCCCGCTTGTAAACGAATACAACGAACCGTTAATCGCGACGGTATAGATTGTAGATGATTGCACTACGGCGACTCTGACCTTTGCTATATTAAACGAGCTTCGTGTTATCAAGGTGTCTGCCGACGCAAGAAATTGAATAACCGGATTTGTACTTGTCTTAATCAAAGAACCTCTTGGAATTGTCGTTCCATCTACGCACTCGCAATGTACGGGGTATATTGTCGGCTTTGCTTCCTCGCGGCTGATGCCTCCAAACTGAACCGCATTGTCAAGACTTGCGTCCTCTGCGCTGAATGGGTACATCGAATTATAAACTTGTTCGCCAAACTCCCACAACTCCGCTATTTTATCAGCAAAGGCTGTAAGCTGAACATTCAAGTAGGATTTCGGATTGAGCCGTGTGTTTACATTCCAACCTTTCGATAAATCCGTATGAAGCTCATCAATAATGGTGTCAAGCCTTTTTATAACTACACCCTGCGGGGTTACTCCAAAATCAGACATAGATTAGCACCTCCTCTCTGTATGTTTCTTCGTCGGTCACGACGTCAAACGTTATTCTCGCCTTTCGTTCCGGCTTGTCGACGTATATGATTATATTTCTGACATCGAGCACTTCATCAACCATATTCGTCTCGTCTCTGATAATACGTCGGATCTGTTTCCTATCAGGATTCTTGATAAGCACATCCTCGTAATATGGGACGCCATACTGCGGTCCGAACCTCCACTCACCAAAAAACCATTGCAGTCTTATCCTTACCGCCTGTCTGACACTATCGGTGAGGGCAATGTCGCCGAAATCATTTATTTTTAAATCCCCGTCCGAGGTCAATAAAATATCTTTCATCTGCCTACCTCCTCCATTTCCAGACAGTCGTAACACGTTTTAATTAGGTCCGCTTGTTTGATAACCTGCTTCACTTGATGTGTGAGTATGCGTATTCATATTCATACCGCCTATCGTACCTGCTCCGCCGGCTGTGATATTGCCGGAGATAACCAGATTCCCGGCCAGCATTTCAGAACCACTCGAATTAAGGTTGCCGGAGACGTTAAGGTCGTTCCCGGTCGTGACCGGACCGTTGAGGTTCGTTTCTTCGGTCACGGTCAAATTCCCTTTGATGGTCGTGTCGCCTATAATCTCCACACCACCGCTTGGTAACAGTGTGATTCTGGTTCCGTTCCGGTCGATGATTACGGCGTCTTTTTCGACTGCAGTTTTCATCAGTGGGTTCGGCTTTGAGAACATCCCGACAATGGCGACAGCGTTTGACAGGTCAAAACGCAGGTCTGTGTCTGATTTCGCTCCTGTCCGCCACGTGTCGAGTGTCTGCTCTGAAAACAAAAGCAAGCACTCATCGCCGCTTTTTACCGGGAACGCGATTGTGGCTGATTGACCGCCGCTCTGCATAACGTAAACCGGAACATCGGATATTTTCGGATAATCCATCATCATACCGTCCGGCTTTTTAAACTTTCCGTAGGGAAGTACGGAAGCAACACACCTGTCCGGGTCAAAGGACTCGATTTTTGCCGGTATGACCGTATGGATGTCCCGTATCGTATCCATCATAAGATTTTTCATTTCTTGCGTAAATTCCTGCATCATAAAGAACAACTCCCAATATACCTGTATTATCCTCTTACAGTCGATAGGAAAGAGTATCTACCGATCAGAGGTAAAGTATATTAAAACATCAAAAAATCGCTTGTAGCGTGTGCCTATGTAAATGCGAGGGATAAACAACACCGGTTACTATGGCTCAACTTCAATAAGCCTTGCTGTGCATGACCAGTCACCTTCGAGGTTATCGCCGTCCATTTCAATCGTAAGTATGCGAAAATAACCCGTTACGACCTTGCTCTCAAGGCGGATAAGGTCGCCGATAACGATTGCTCCGTTCATCAGATATTCAACTTCCCATCCGGTTTTTTCGCCGACGCCTGTTCCGTCGTCTCCGTATGTGATTTTTTTAGGGATGCCGATGAGCCCGGAGTCTGTGGACAATAAATATCCCTGCTGGGTCATGGTGTCGCCTTTCGCCTTTACCTGCAACACGCCATTATGAATTTGCCACGTCAAATCACTGGACGCACAGGCTTTATCAAGAGCCGTTCGACCATGACCGATAAATGAAAATCCGTTTTCCAAATTTACGAATTGAGCGTTATACGAAAACGTGAGAGTGACGCCCATGTTCGCTGCTATGTCCTCGATGATTTTTCTTGTGTTAATTATCCCGGAATATGAGAGAGCAACATAAGTGTCGCGAAGCTCTATTCTTCCATCGGTGAGTTCAATAACTGTCTCCCTGTCTCCGCCGTCAAGCGTCGTTTCTATGTGCGTTACAACTCCGACGAATATCAAAGTCATCGTATTGTCATAACCGGCCCGGAGAGTCACTACGCAATCTTTTTGATTGAGAATTACAAGGTGCTCCGGGTTCAAATTCCACAGTGATATATTTGATGTATTCGGCGTTTCCGTGTCCGCTTTTTCGATGGAAAACTTTATATGCAGTGCTGTAGGCGATTCCGGCGTCGTTGTTCCTATCTCGAAACCGCTTCCTCCCGCCGGACCGGCGGAAAACCTGTATTGTCTGTCAAACTGTACCAAACCTATCCCTCCTAACTCACTGGTACATACGCGAACGTCGCCCTACCGTTAATAAAATCATTTCGCCCGACGACGGCAAGGTCGCTGAACACTCCGAAAATCCCGTTCGGGAACCTTGTGTCAATGATTTGCAAATTGAGAGGGAACCGGGGAACCA